GTTATATAAATATTCATACACCTCACAAAACTTCTCAGACAAGTGTTCTGGGTATATTTTATTCTTGATAGCTAGATTAGGATAGAAAGAACTTACGTCCTCATCCTCAACGACACATTCATCATCCGATTCGATTATTTCTTTTGTAAGACTAGCGTGTATCCCTCCAGTACCGAACACATAACATAAACCACCAATAACCACGTTTAGTGACTCAGCTTGTTTCCAACAAAGATAGTAGGATTTCTTGAATCCACCTCCATCTTTCTTCGGTAGCTTAGCTTTTAGTTCTATCTCCTCTACCCAACACAAAGGTTTAGTTTTCTTAAACTCAAATAATTCGTCATCTGTTGGTTTTGTTTTAAGTTTTTCACGCTTAATTACCATCTCTGCATACTTAGCAACATCACCAAGGTCGTGCTCCATGATATCACTGAATACTCCTTTAGTTTCAGTAATGCGCTGTTTCTTGAACCATTCCATTACTGCGTTAAACTCTGGTCTTTCAAATTTAACATAAGGAAATATGCATTCGTCTAAGTCAATAAAACTACGTTTAGTTTGGTTAACTTTTCCACCCTGATAACACTGTACTCCACTTTTCTCTAGTTCCATTATGAAGTATTCAGAGCCTATCTTGGTGTCATTCCAGTTGATTGCGTTCAACCCATATTGGTTTAACAAGTTTTCCCTAAACATGATCTGTTTCATACTCGCTTGATGAAACTTGATTGTTTCCTTAACATCGTGAATGTTGTATTTCACAAGAGTATCCATTTCATTATTAGTCAAGTATTTACCAACAGGGAAAGGTAAATCCTCAATATTCGGTGAACGACTATTATATTCAATCATCTTCAAAGATGTAGCCTTTGCATTATTATCGAAATGGTGAATTTTATAAAGATCAATCTGTGATATTAGTACATCTTTATCTTTTACAACAAACCTCCACTTATCGTCAGTGTACCCAGATTGAATCACCTTCGTAGCATATTCATAGAGTTCTTTTGCATTCATTGTCTTATTCTTTAGCAACTGATGCAGTACTGGATAATCAAACCCAATATTATTGAACCCTATGAGTCTGCCGTCGTTCTTGTAAATATCACGAAGATAATTGAACATTTCACTACGCTGATCTTTACGTGTTGAGATTTCAAATACTTTAATTTTCCTTTCTACCAAATCAGCAATACAACAAAGAAAGCAGTTTGGGTAAGTCTCAAGGTCATACACATAATCTTTCACTAATAGCTCCTTAGTATGTTGTTTCAACTACCCCCTGATCATCGTATTCAGACAAAGGAGGTTCTTCTTGGGTTAATTGTTCAGGTTGTACATAATTAGGGTTCTCTTGTCGCGGTTGACTGAAAAAATCAATCTTATCGTGATGCTGCCTAGTTGCGACATCGTAGTACAGTTCTAACACCAATCCAGTAGTACCACCTCTCACCTTTGGAGCACTTAAATACATTGTGTTGCGTTCTATTGGATCCTCAGCCATTTTGTCTCGGTTTAACACCCAGTTAAAATCCGCAGACTGTACGAAAGTTGAACTACCTAAAGCATCGTATTCAGTTACAAAGTTAAGCTTCCCGTCCTTATTAGTAGTGGGTTTACGAGTGTGTAGTACATTGAGTATCTTCCACCCTTCTTTCTTCTGTTGCTTCTGCCACATCATATGGTTCTCTTGAGCATCTAACCCCATAGATCGTAATATGTCAGTTAATGGGTCTATGATAAACAAGTCAGTGTCATACTGCGCAGCAGCCGATTGCATCTTATTCTGTAATACTTCAAGCTTACCATCGCGTTCATCAATTACATAGAATCTCTTCTTACCATACTCATCAACCAGAAAGTTGTCAACCAAGTCCTTGACTTCTGGTAAATCTAAGTAATCAACAGCGTCTTGTCCTTCTTTGAACCAAGTTAAGTTCTTCTTCAAGTATATTGAAAGTAAATCGGCAACAAACTCACCTGCGGTACGTTCAATTGATACAATGATTGGCGTTACCCCCTCGTTAGGTATCCAGAAGTTTAATAATGTATCGGTTACAAAGGTCTTACCAACTGAAGTATCGGCTATTATGTTTCCAATAAACCCAGAACTCTTCAAACCCCCCCTGTGCGCTTCCTGCAAGCGATGTAAATGAGGTGGTAGTGGAATCTTGGGTGCAAGTAAAAACTCCTTAACTTCGTCGTAAGCTGCCGTGGAGTCCTTTATACCTGAACTAACTACTTCCTTAGCATTATAAAAATCACGGATGAACTGCTTACTTATCCCATCCAGTAACATCTTGTTCGGGTCTTTACCAGTCCATTTTACCACCTTCACTTTATGCTTAGGTAACACCTTGATACATTCTTCGGTAGCCTTGATCCCTGCTTTATCGTTATCTAAACCAATTAGTATGAACTCATATTGATCTAAAAAATCATAATTAGCAGCACATTCGTTAGCTACACTTCCTTCACCGTTACGTGGCCCAACTACGTCACACAACTTCAAATCACCTTGGTTTCGACTACGTTGATAATCGACAAACATTTGATGAGATGCAGCTATGTCTTCTTCACCGCCAACAATCAATACAAACTTACCACCACCCGAACACTTGAACTGTCCCGATAGTTGCCCTGTCTTACCAGCAGATTGACCTATGTGTAAATCATGTTTGAAATCTTTAGGCGTCACTCGACATTTCAAGCGAGTAATTACCCCGTCACTATTTGTTTCAGGGTAATATCGTCGAGTTACTTTACCACCTTCCACCTTGGATCGGTATTTGAAATATTCATCAGTTTCCTTACGAATACCCCTGAACAATATATCTTGGTATACAGTATTCGCTGCCAACTCCTTCAATACTTCAATAGGAAGTGATTCTACTTTTACAGTTTTCTTATCAACTCTCTTCTTTTCATCATCGTTAGATAATTCTAACTTCCCACCAATGATCTTCTCAATAGAAGTTACTGCATCCTTGAATGACTTATCGGGATCCATACCTCTAACAAAATCAATACTGTCCCCACCAGCACCACAGCCATAGCAGTAAAAGCTATTCGTATCTTCATAAACAGCGAGCGATGGGGTATTCTCTTTGTGGAATGGACATACCACTTTGTTTCCAAATACATCTAAACCATATGATTCTATTACTTTTCTAATATCACTCATCTAACCCTCCTCCACATAACCTACGTAAGTAATAAATTCACTCCCAAGTACACCATTGCACGTATCCTTAACTTCTTCCCAATTGCCTCCGGCAAGACCGCAGCACATTTTATATGGGATTATATAGCGGGATTTGCTTGGCAACAGCTTAACGTTAATTAAGCATTTGAATAGCATATCATAATCAACATACCGCTTACCATCTCTCCCATAAAACTCTTGAGCACACATATTAGCTACAATTTGACATTTTGAATAACTAACTGTCCCTAGTTTAAAACCTGACTGCATATATGCTTCATACGCGGATGGAATACGCGCCCTTATCTGCTTCGCAATTCCAGCATTGAACACACCTTGAGCGTTCACACAGTGAAGTAGGATAGCATTAGATTTGTCAGGTAAGCCCAGCACGTACTCAATAGCATCCCCTTTGATTACCTTTTTCATTCATCCTCCACCAGATCAAATATAGCCCCTGAAAACCGTTCCCCTTTTGTATAGGAATTATTAGGCGAATGCCTTATACGCGGTGATTGTTTTATTTTCGGTGTTATTCATATTAATTCCCATGTTTGTTTAAAGTTGGCTCATTATCTACGATTATAAGGGCTGCGTCAACAATTTTTTAAGATAACTTCAATTTATAAAAATCACACACAACAACACGTACACCCAAACTTTCCTAATACTGTGTTTCCTCTGTATTAGCCAACATAAATTTGGTAGTTGGTGTACAGCTACCAATAAAATGCTGACTGTGTAGGTTTGTTAAACACATCTCTAGGTAGTCTCACTGCACCCTAGGGTTCTCCGTTCTCTGCCGCTATTTGGAATAGACTCATCCATACTAAGTCTCCCCCATACTTTCACTAAGCATTGCAGATTGATTGGCATGATACGCATAAATAGCCTCGCCTAATGCATCCCGTAAATCATTGCTCATGCAATCTGCAACAACTGTATAAGGACATACCTCATTGTCAGAGATCATCCCGTCTATTG